AATCGCTAAACCCATATCACAACCCTTATGGAGACACAAGGATTAATCATATGATAGAGTCACAGCATACAGAATTTTATAATATAATCATAAATTTATTAAAATCAAATTGACAAATTTATTAAAAAAACCTATAATAATGTATTTAAAGGAGCAATATGAGCGATAGAGTCTATGGTATTGACGAAAAAGCAAAATTAGAAAGACTAGTTAACGAAGGTTGTACTGTATTACAAGAAATTCAAGATTTAAACGAAGGGTTAAAAGACACTGTTAAAGCCGTTGCAGAAGAGCTTAATGTTAAACCAAGTTTAATCAACAAGGCAATCAAAATTGCACACAAAGCAGACTGGCATCGTGTTGCAGATGAATTCGAAGATTTAGAAACTTTAATAGCTACAGTAGGTAAGGATCATTAATGTGGCAAAAAATAAAAGGTTTTTGGATTAGGAGTTACACTAGCGATCGTGTTTCATTCTATTTTGAAACAATAGCTAGTATCTGTGTTTTTACAAGTATGACCTGGATATCTGTTACAGCACAACACCCTCCAATGCATTTAATATATCCTGTGAGTTTTACAGGAGCAGTATTTAGTATTATTGCTTTTGTTAGACGAGGAGTGGGATGGCCGCTTGTAATGACTATTTACTTTGCGTGTTTACATATTTTTGGGTTTGGTCGTGCAATGGGCTGGTATTGATAAATAAACTTTTACGCATTAAGCATGTAGACGGTACGTTAGCCAAAAAATAACAAGAAAGACTAAATGAGTTACATAGACGCACTTTTTGATAGAAATGAAGACACTATACGTGTTGTAGAAAGACATGATGGTAAGAGAAAATTTGTAGAATACCCAGTAAAATATACTTTTTATTACAAAGATCCTAAAGGAAAACATTTAAGTATTTACGGTGATCCCCTCTCAAAAATTATCTGTAAAAATACAAAAGACTTTCGAAAAGAAATAGCAATCAATAGAGATAAGACTCTATTTGAAAGCGATGTAAATCCTATTTTCCAATGTCTTAGTGAAAATTATTTGAATCAAGATGCGCCAAAATTAAACATAGCATTTTTCGATATCGAAACTGATTTTGATCCTGATAGAGGATTTGCAGACCCAGCAGATCCTTTTATGCCGATTACCGCAATTACAGTAAACTTACAATGGCTAGATGCACTAATAACGCTGGCACTTCCTCCTAAAACACTTACACTAGAGCAAGCTAAACACGAAGTTACAGATTGGGGTGATGATGTATTGCTTTTTACAGATGAAGGAGAAATGCTTGAAACATTCCTTGATCTTATAGAAGATGCTGATGTATTAAGTGGGTGGAACTCAGAAGGTTATGATATTCCGTATACAGTTAATCGTGTAAGCAGGATACTAAGCAAGGATGATACAAGACGCTTTTGCTTGTGGAAGCAATTGCCTAAGAAAAGAGAATATGAAAAGTTTGGCAAAAAAGCTGAAACGTTTGATCTTGTTGGCCGTGTGCATTTAGACAGTCTTGAACTATATAGGAAGTACACATACGAAGAACGACATAGCTATAGACTAGATGCAATTGGCGAAATGGAAGTAGGCGAGCGTAAAACTGTTTACGAAGGTACACTTGATCAACTATACAACAATGATTTTAAAACATTTATAGAATACAATAGACAAGACGTTGCACTATTAGACAAATTAGACAAGAAACTTAAATTTATTGATCTCAGTAATGAACTTGCCCATGCTAATACTGTACTACTGCAAACTACAATGGGTGCTGTAGCAGTTACCGAACAAGCTATTATTAATGAAGCACATGATAGAGGCATGCGTGTTCCTAATCGTCCTAAAAGAGATGATGAAAATACTGCGGCTGCAGGCGCTTATGTTGCATTTCCAAAAAAAGGTGTGCATAAGTGGATAGGAAGTATGGACTTAAATAGTCTATATCCTAGTGTTATTCGTGCGTTAAATATGGCACCTGAAACAATTGTAGGACAACTTCGTCCTGAAATGACAGATGCTATTATTAATGAAGCTATTAGTTTAGAAAAAAAGTCATTTGCAGGTGCTTGGGAAGGCCGTTTTGGTACAGAAGAATACCAAGCAGTATTAGATCAACGTAAAGATGTTGTATTAACTTTAGACTTTGAAGATGGTCGTTCAGAAACATTAAGCGGTGCAGAAGTTTATAAGCTAGTATTTGATAGTGGCATGCCTTGGATGCTAAGTGCTAATGGTACAATATTTACAACTGAGTTTGAAGGTGTTATTCCAGGTATATTAAAACGCTGGTATGCAGAACGTAAAGAACTACAAGCCATGAAAAAGAAAGCAATTGAAGCTGGTAATCCGCTAGAAATTGCTTTTTGGGATAAACGGCAACTTGTAAAGAAAATTAACTTAAATTCTTTGTATGGTGCAATTTTAAATCCTGGATGTAGATTTTTTGATAAGCGTATAGGACAATCAACTACGCTAACTGGTAGACAAATTGTAAAACACATGAGTGCAGAAGTTAATAAAGTTATAACAGGTGAATATAATCATGTTGGCAAGGCTGTAATATATGGTGACACAGATTCGGTTTACTTTAGTGCGTATCCTGTATTAAAAACAGAAATAGACAATGGAAGCATTCCTTGGTCAAAAGAAGCCGTGATTGCATTATATGATCAAGTAGCAGAGGAAGCTAATACTACCTTTAAAGACTTTATGTTAACTGCATTCCATTGTCCAGCTAGCAGATCTGCAGTAATTGCAGCTGGTAGAGAAATTGTTGCTGAATCTGGTTTATACATCACTAAAAAACGTTATGCTGCACTTGTTTATGATCTAGAAGGCGAAAGGAAAGATATAGACGGAAAACCTGGTAAAGTTAAAGCTATGGGTTTAGATTTACGTCGATCAGATACGCCAGTATACATGCAAGAATTTCTAAGCGAAGTTTTAATGATGGTATTACAAGAAAAACCAGAAAATGACATAATAAAACGAATTACAGAGTTTAGAGCGGATTTTAAAAATAGACCAGGTTGGGAGAAAGGCTCGCCTAAACGTGCTAATAAAATTGGGCACTATCAACGATTAGAAGAATCTAAAGGCAAAGCAAATCTGCCAGGACATGTAAGAGCAAGCCTAAATTGGAATAGTTTGAGAAAAATTAATAATGATAGATATAGTATGGAAATAGTAGACGGAATGAAGGTTATCGTTTGTAAATTAAGGCATAATCCAATCGGGTTTACTAGTGTAGCTTACCCTGTTGACGAACTAAGATTGCCTGATTGGTTTAAAGAATTACCTTTTGATAATAGCGGAATGGAAGAGGCTATTATAGATAAAAAATTAGACAATCTAATAGGTGTTTTAAATTATAAGTTAGACGATACTAAACAAGAGAATAATTTTAACAATTTGTTTGAATGGGAATAAATAATGACTGACGAAGAAACTCCTGCAAAATTAAAAGAAATAGCCTCTAACTGGGAAGAATCTTATAATGGACATGCAGTAGAACTTAAAAAGAAAAGACTATTAGATAGTATTAACTCTCCAGAATTTATAGCAGCACAAAAAGCATACAAAGAAGCTACTGAACAATACGAAGCTGACAATAACGAATGGTGGGACAAGCTTTCTGAAGAAGAAAGAGAAAAAGCTTTTTATGCTGTATGTAAACGTATACACAAAGGTGACTATGAGAAAAACGGAAGCTATAGATACGTCCTATATCAAGTTTTTGGATTTGATATGAGCATGTATGCTGTAGGTATGGATTGTGGCTATATGGATTTACACAATGCTATATTTGGTGGTATAGAACTTAAAAAAATGTCTCAAGCTAAAGAAATTACTATTAAACAAGACGGGATAGAACACAAAGCAATCTTAGAAGAACATCAAAATATATCTATAAAATTAAAAGATGATGACAACCGAATAGAAATTATTATAAATAACCTTCCTAAAACTTTTGACAGTGCAGCATGAACTTATCTCCCACTTTTAATTTAGTTAAATACTAATATATCATTTGGAGAATTTATGCGAGAGATATTTCAAGAAATATTAGATTATACATATGCTAATACTCTTTTTAATTATTTAAAATTATATCATGTAAAGACCGAAATTACAGAAATAGTACCAGACTTATTTGGTACTATTATAAGTATAGATTCTAAAACAAATCAACTTGTATCAAATCAACAACAAATTTCGTGGCTACAAGAAAATCTAAAAATTAGATTTAGCGGAACTACTGCGATCGATAATGACAAATATTTTTATGTAAAAAAGCTTACAGGTTCTCCAGCATGTTACAAATTTTCAATTGGCGAAACTTTAGTACCTGGCGAAGTAGTACCATTACCTACATTTGATGAAAATTTTACTATCATTTTGGATCAAAGTTATATTGTATTAAAAGATACGAGCTGGCTAGACTTAGGTCTTAGAATTATTTTAGAAGAATTTCCAGTTCCAGGTAATGCAATTTCACAAATAACTGAATTAAGTGAAAATACAAAAT